GTATAGATCGGCGTAAACCGACCAGAAGTATAGGCACGCAACGCACCACCATATCCATGGGTTGTGAGCGTATTGATACCAGAAATAGGCGTCCACTGAAACATTGACTCCAGCGGACCAGTATTCGCCATAACACCACCAACAAGGGTTGCATTGGAATTAGGCAAGGGATTGGCCTCAAAACTGCCATTGGCCAATTGCACGCTAGGACGCTTGTCCTTCAGCACGACCATCCAGACCTTCGTCTTGGACGTAGACATAATAGCTGTTTGGCTTGGGGTATACACTTCTGCACCACCAGAAACTTCAACAAGAGACCAAGGTTTGGGAAACGCTCCACGGATTGTACCACGAAGCCGTACCTTGGTTACGAACACCTTTTCGCCTTCACGAGTGTTAGATTCGGTAGCCTTAAAAATACCAGACAGAGGCGGCATGTCACCCAAGGAATCCCTGCCTTGGATCGTCAACATCTGCCTGAATGAATCTCCAGCGGTTAAACCAGCTTGTCCAACAAGAGTTGTACCAAAAGTATGGATCAATTCATCGATAGTAATTACACTATCGTAATGCTTCTTCGTTACATTTTCAAGGATTTTCACACGTTTACGAAGAGACTTGGACCGCATACCACGACCAATTCGGCCTTGGACCTTTCCCTTTTGATGGGAATAGCGCGTTACCTTCCTACGGGGACGCCTCAAACGCTTACGACGACCACGCCTACCGGCAGCTCCACCCAGATGGAGTCCACGTCGGCGTTTTGGCATGTTGAGATTTTCGGTTCAAGGATTTCTACCAGCTTGTAACCTCTCAACATAGTATAGGGAACAGATTTTATATTTTATTTTGAATTAAAAGGGGGACTAATATAATAGGCGCTCGCGCTGTTGATCCGTATTATATTACTTCTGGCTCACTTGGCTCACCTGTACAATCTTACGTTTCTTGTATTTAACCTTGTACTCAGAATGCTTGTGCCACACAATATGCCATTGTCCAAAAACATCTTTATCGATTGTACCTATCTTCCACTTATCTAGGGACAAGCGTGCTACTTTAGGTTTTGCGTTCGAAAACACTAAAATATGAGGAGGTTCCATATACAACTGATGGACCTTTCCATACATCGCTGATTGTACAAATCCATTCTTGACCTCTTCAATCGCAGAATAGAGATCAGCTAACTGTTCAATCGCACCAGTCGTCCTCGGGATGTCGATCAAGTACGCAGAGGCTGCACCAACCTGACAAATAAATGTTTTGAGTTGTACCGCATTGCCCATAGGAATTCGTTTAGCTTTATTGTTGTAACAAAGAAACTTCACAAGTTTAGATTTACCACATCCACCACTTGGTTCATGTAGATAATGAATTGTACGATCATTCGGAGTCGTTGCAAGAATATCAAGTACTTGCTGCTGAAATGGATTAGGATTTTTCATACAATTTAGGTCATGACCTGTATAAATAGGACGCTTGCCCCATGGACCTGCTACGCGTGTTTCCGGCTTCATAACGTAATTTTTTAGCGCCAGATTCCCTTTTTTAGATGCTGGAGAACAAGTGTTACCAGGAAAATGACAATTCCAGTCGACCGCTAAAGTTCGACTTCGGAGTTTATCGATGAGTCTGACATAGCATTGGTAATGCAACTTGTCCTCCTCCTCACCCCGCTCGAGTTGAAAAATATAATCTTCACAAGTTTGATCAAAAAGATCAATAATAGAAGTATGCATAAGGGAGAAGTCAGATTCTGACATGGATCCAATTGGAATTGTGACTGAGTGTCGGAAGCACTGGACATGCTTGGACATTGTGTTGAACTATCCACGACACACGACTATAGTATAGTGTTCACTTTTCACCTGTCCAAAAACAAGTACGATCACATAAAACCATGATGTTGGAGAGTTTGGTGTTCAAGGAGAGTTGAGACGTCTCCGACGTCATTGTACCAATTACGAACAATATAGTCGTACCATGAATAATCATAGTACACATCACACATCACGAAAATAAGTTCTCGAGACCATTCTGAGAAGCCTAGGCGTCTCATGGTTCGGGTTAGGAGCTGCTGGCTGCCCATCCGGCAGTCCATCATCAGCCTTAGGCCAATCATCATGTTTTGAACAAAACATTACAACATAGTTTACATTCAACGGCTCGGTTACATTCAATTGTGCCGGCTGAGCTGCACGCATGGGTAAATAACGAAGCGTTTTATTAATATTAAGAGATATATCGAATTCTTCCTGCGGTTTGTGTGCAGAAAGTTCGAATGCTTTCGTATAGATCGGCGTAAACCGACCAGAAGTATAGGCACGCAACGCACCACCATATCCATGGGTTGTGAGCGTATTGATACCAGAAATAGGC